GTTAGCGACCGAAATGACGGATGCCGAGTACCGCACAGCGCGGCAGGCTGTTGTGAGGAATCGCGGTTAGACATACATCGGCGAGATTGATTGATTGTTCGGGTTGGTACACTGACATATCGAGGGATTGCTTCAAATGGGAATTCAGAACTTTCCGGCCGCTCTGCAGCCGATCATCCAGCAGGGTTTTCTGGAGCGCGAGTTTATGCAGGCGCTCCAATCCCGCCTAGGCTATCGCGCCTGCGCAGATCGTGAGGAGTTCGCGGTCGGCATTGGTGAGACCCTAACCAAGACGCGAGCCGGACTGAAACCGACCGTCACCACACCGTTGGCTCCGAACACGAATACGAATTTCGATAACGGCCTGACGCCGACCACCTGGGGGGTGGAGCAGTACACGATCACGATCAATCACTACGCGGCGACGACCGACCTCAACATGGTCACTAATCGCGTGGGTATCGCCTCGCAGTTCCTGCAGAATGCCTATGTAAACGGCGAGCAGGCGGCCCGCAGCTTGGATGAACTGGCACGGAATGCGCTCTTCAATTCCTACTTTGGAGGCAACACGCGTGTGCGCGTCACGTTGTCAAGTGCTGGTCCGGCGGTGACGGTTGACGATATTCGCGGTTTCCAGAACGCGTTCGTGAACGGCGTGCAGCAGTCGGTCAGCAGTTCAAACCCCCTTACGGTTACCGTCGGCGTGGACGCCTATACCCTCGTCACCGCGGCTGCCGATACGACCAACGTATCGACAGCGCCCAATGGCATCTCTGGTGTACTGACATTTTCCGGAAACATTTCTGTTGGCGATGGCACAGCCGGCAACCCGATCGTGTCGGCGAACGCATCAGTTATTGTGCGCCCTTCGCAGCGGTCCAACAGCTGTGCATTGGTTGCAGGCGACACGCTCGTGATGGCCAACTTGCTCGACGCAGTCGCAAAGCTCCGCGTGAATGCGGTGCCGGAAATCGACGGAGCCTACAATTGCTATCTCGATCCAGTCTCATCCCGCCAGCTGTTCGCGGATCCTGATTTCAAGCAGCTGTTTCAGGGTGCGACATCCGCAAATCAAGTGTTTCGTAAAGGCATGACGAACGACTTTTTGGGCTTGCGCTTCATGCCCACGACCGAAGCTTTTGTTCAGTCACACCCCACGCTCGCAGGCCTATTGATCCGTCGCCCGATCATTTGTGGTCAGGGTGCGCTGATCGAGGGTACATTTGCTGGCATGGCAGCCGACGACGTTGCCCCCGCTGATTCGATTGTCGCGGTGGTCGATGGTGTGGCAATGGTTACCCGTGAGCCGATCGACCGGCTGCAGCAGATCATCGCCCAGTCGTGGTATTGGATGGGCGGCTACTGCGCGCCATCCGACACCACCACCAGCCCAACCACCGTACCTACCGCAACCAATGCTGCGTTTAAGCGCGCGGTGATGGTCGAGCATATCGGGTAATTGGCCGGGGTAAAACAGCTATGGCCACAGGATCCGTTACGCCGTTCCGGCCGACCGGGACGGTTTCGATCAGTGCCGGCACCACCTCAGCCAGTGTCCAGCTGACTGGGGGCGGTGATTCTGTCGTGGTAACCAACACGACTGCGGCAATCACCTACGTCCGATTCGGCGCGGACACGTCGGTAACCGCGTCCGCGGCCGACATGCCCGTTCTGCCGAATGCCCGTGTCATGCTCGCGGTGAACAGCCTCATTGCATACGCTGCCGCCGTATTGGCTTCGGGCAGCGGCGCGGTTCTTCTGACCCGTGGTGACGGATCTTTTCTGTGATTCCTCTCACTGACGCTGAAAAGACTGACGTTCGCCGATATTGCGGTTATCCGGCGTATGGGGCCGCGCCCGTCGGATTTCAGACGTGGCGATATTACCAGGTCTACGGCCTGCTGGAATTTCGCATGAACAACCTCTCGCAAGCCGAGACTGGCATCGCGCGGCGGTATCTCGTCGCATTGCATGGCCTGGAAGCTGCCGTCCCGCGGTCCGGCGAAAATCTGGACACGGATCAAGCCGCCGTGTGGACCCACAATCGTGATGAGACGCGTGATCGTACCCGCCTTTTCGACAGTTGGTGTCGTCGTCTTTGCGGCTTTCTTGGCATTCCCGCTGGGCCCGCACTGACCAACGGCGGCATCAGTTTCGTGGTTTAAATGGACGAATCGCGCCTCCAGGATCGGATCAGTTGGGGCCTGAACGTCGCCGCGCGATCCGTCGGGGCATCCACGGATGCCTATCGGCCTTCGGGCGTTATGGAGCCGCTGCGTCCCGCCAACCGCTTCCTCCGTCTGCACGCTGCATTCAGTAACGTGCACGGAGGATTCGAGCGACCCAACACCTATGATCACTCGCTTTGGAATGGCATCTTCGACTCCGCCTATACCCGCGTTGGAGACTACCTGGTCCAGCAGAGCGGCACCTGGTTCATTGCTGCTCAGCAATCTCTGATGCCGGTCCTATGTGTCCGCGCTGACCGGATCGTATCATTTACCCGCCCCGCCGCGCCAACGGCCAGCGGCGTGAATACGTATGGCGGGGTCACTACCGCAACCAACATGCCCCTGCTGACGAACTGGCCAGCCAGTGTCCGAGCTGCCTCAATCGGGGGGACTCCGTCAGCCGATCTTCCCGGAGATTCATCAGTGTCGCATTGGACGGTGCTGCTGCCCGCCCAGCCTGATGTCGTCCTTCTCGTCGCCGATCTGATGACCGACGATCTAGGGCGCAATGCTGTTGTTTCGTCAGCAGAGTTGACGAACCTGGGCTGGCGTCTTTCCGTCAAGCAGGCTGCGACCTGATGGCAGACGAATCCGATGTGGAGAACGCACTGGTCGCGCTCTCTTCGGCTGCTCTCTACCCGAGCGGCACCAACTCACCAAGCGTTCCGGGACCTGATTGTCGTATTTATCGAGGCTGGCCGAGCTCGGCTGCGCTCGACGCAGACCTTATCGCTGGGCGGATCAACGTCACGGTGTTTCCCGCGGCCGGCCACGCGCGCACCACAACGCGATACACCCAAAACCGGTCCGGCAGTCCGACTCAACCGACTCTAACCGTGTCGGTATCAGGTACCTCAGTGATGTTCGGGGGTTCCGCGATCCTCGGCCAAGTGGCCGGAATTCTCGTTGGCGGCCAAAGTGGCCAAAGTTATGCCTACCGTATTCAACCCGGCGACAGCCCAGCCCTGGTTGCAGCTAACCTGGCAACTCTAGTCCGAGCAAATGCAATCGTTCAATTGTCGGGCTCCACGCTAGTTATTCCCGGCGCCGGCGACTTGGTAGCCCGCGTGGTTGCGGATGGGTCCGCTCAGCAGGAGATTCGACGGCAAGAACAAATCTTTCGTGTTACCTGTTGGTGTCCAACACCGACGTCGCGCGACGCAGCTGCTATTGCCATAGACTTGACACTCGCACAGTCGGTATTTATCACTCTGGCAGACGGTTCGATGGGCAAGCTGACCTATGCTGGGACGACTGTGTTCGATCAATCTCAGGACGCGCTGCTTTATCGTCGCGACCTGCTGTACCAGGTTGAGTACCCGACTATCATCAGCACGTCGCCACCGGCGATGTTGTTCGGTGACTTGTTGTTGAACGCGGCTAATTTCACAGCCTGATTTCCGGAGAATCCATGAACATCCACTTGATCGTGGTAAGACCATTTAATGGTCTAACCCGAGGTGATACGGTCACTGATCCGGCGCGCATCGCGCAAATTCTCAACAGCGAGTGGGCGCACTCGGTTGTGCGCGTTCTTGCCGCATCCGTGAAAAGGGATTGACGTCTATGCCGATTTTTCAGCAGGGCAGCCTTAACACGACCGCGTTGGTGGTGCCGGATCTCTATGTTCAGATTGTCCCACCACAAAACCTTATTTTGAATGGCGTTCCGACAAATGTCCTTGGCGTAGTCGGAACCGCCTCGTGGGGGCCGGTCAGCCAACCGGTAATTGTGGCTACTATGGGTGACTACGCAGGCAGCTTCGGTTCTGTCATCGCCCGCCAATTTGACATGGGGACTCAGGTCGCGACGGCCATACAGCAGGGGGCGCAGAACTTCCGGTGTGTTCGGGTCACCGACGGTACCGACACAGCCGCACAGGTGTCAGTCCCCAACACGACATTTACGTTTACAGCGTTGTATACTGGTTCGTTGGGAAACCAGGTCGTGCTGGCGTTGAACCCGGGAGCCCAGGCAAACACTTGGTCCCTCACGGCAGTACTGCCTGGTCTTCAGCCCGAGGTATACAACAACATTGGCGGTGCAGGAGCGGCATTCTGGACCGCATTGGCCACCGCGGTCAATCAGGGGCAAGGCCCACAGCGTGGTCCCTCTCAGCTTGTGATCGCCAGCAGCGGCGGTACCGTAGCTACCCCAACTGGTTTTGCCACCACGTTGGGGGCAGGCACCGCGGGATCTGATGGAGCAACCGGCGTCGCAGCGAGCCAGCTTGTCGGCTCGGATGTGCCGCCAAGGGCCGGCATGTACGCGCTGCGCGGTCAGAGGTGCGGCATCGCGCTTCTGGCCGACGCGGATGACCCAACTCAGTGGACGACACAGGCTGCATTCGGTCTGCAAGAGGGTGTCTATATGATTTTGACCGGGCCGCCGGGCGATACAATTCAGAACGCGGTCAACGTTATGGCCGAGGCTGGTCTCGACAGCTACGCGGCCAAGCTCATGTTTGGCGACTGGCTATGGTGGTCCGACCAGGTCAACAATGTTGTTCGATTGGTGTCGCCGCAGGGCTTCACAGCCGGGCGTCTGGCAAACCTCTCTCCGGAGCAATCCAGCCTTAACAAACAGCTCTACAGTGTCATCGGTAGCCAGAAATCGGGAACTCCCGGTTCGGGTCAGGCGACCGTATATTCATCAGCCGATCTCTCGGTCCTGATCGGGGCCGGCATTGATGTAATCAGCAATCCTCAGCCCGGTGGAGCATATTGGGGGGTGCGCGCTGGCCACAATTCGTCCTCAAACGCCGCCATCAACGGGGACAACTACACGCGTCTCACAAACTACATCGCTGAAACCCTTGCCGCCGGAATGGGTCAGTTCGTAGGACAGTTGGTCAATGCCGGCCTGTTCCAGCAAATTCGCGCAACGCAGCTCTCCTTTCTGCAGAACATGTTTAACCAAGGTATTCTGGGCAGCACGGACGGGAGCCTGCCCTTCAGTGTAATCTGCGATACCTCGAACAATCCCACCAGCCAATCCGGCCTCGGCTATGTTCAATCCGATGCCCAAGTTCAGTATCAATCGATCAACGAGAAGTTTATCGTGAACATTGAGGGCGGCCAGTCTGTCATAGTGTCGGTTCAGACGCTTCCCAGCGGGCAACCGACGTAAGGAGATCTCAACGTGGCGCTTACCAATTTTTCCGTTGGCGTGGATACCCAGTTGGTGGTCCTGGGTCCCGTGGGGCGAGTGGATCTCTCGTATGTCACTGGGTTTGAAGCACGCCAGCTAACACACTCGGTACGAGTGGATCGCCTCGATGGCACTCAGATGGCAGCGGAGCTCCCGAAAGGTTGGGAAGGGGCTTTCGAAATCGAGCGAGGCGATTCCACGGTCGACGACTTCATCGCAGCGGCGGAGCAGCAATTCTACAATGGTAGTACAGTACCCGCCGGCTCGATGTACCAGTATGTATCCGAGACGGACGGATCTACGTCAACTTATCTATATGACGGCGTGACGTTCAAGCTGACCAGTGCCGGCCAGTGGAAGGGCGACAGTGCTGTCAAGCAGAAGTTGGAGTTCTTTGCCACTCGACGGATGCGGGTCTGATGAGTCCCTCGGCAACGATCATCGCCGCCGCTACGGGCGCCCCTTCTGTTACTGATAGGCTGGGGCGGCATTTGACGCTACGGCGCATGACGTCTCTCGACAAGCTGCGCTTGTTCAAGGCGGCCGGTCCTGTCCTCGCGCAGAATCAGCCCTGGCTTGGCATGGCGATGCTTGCCTGCTCGGTGGCCGAAATCGACAACGTGCCCGTCCCGGCGCCGACCAATGAGCAGCAGATCGAATCGATGGTAGCGCGATTGGGTGATCTGGGAATCGCCGCGGTCGCGGAGGCGCTCAACGGGCAGCCCGAAGTCGCCCAACCAGACGCAATGGCCATCGCGGGAAACTGAGCAGGCACCCCGATCTGATTGACTGCCTATTCCTGGTCAGGAACGGGGTGCCCTTCGATGTCGCTTTTAGCCTGCCCCCAGACGAAAGACTCGCGTGGATCGTGGCGCTCGGAACGATCGATGGACGTGAGTTTGATTGGCGCACTCTACGGTGGAAGGAGCGCAGGTGATCTCGATTGACGGCCTACATGCGTTCGCTGATCGGTTATCCCGCCTCGATGTTGGACGCACGGAAGCGGACGTCTTGGAGCAAGCGGCGCGCGATCTCGAAGAGAGCGTAAAGGCGATAGCGTCGCCTCCCGCCGATGAGGGTGGCACGAACCGGCGCGGGCGCAAGACCGCAGCTTCGGCGACTATATCACATCGTATCGACGAGCACACAGCAGTTATTGGTGCGGTCGGTTCTGCGGCAGTAACGAGAGAGCTCGGGTCCGCCACACGACCTCCCGATCCCGTTCTGAGCACGGCTGCTCGGCAATCCGGGCCGGCCATCGCGGAGCGTATCGGACAGATATTCGCTCAACTAGTGTCGGGGATGTAAAATGATTGATGCTTATACAATCGGCATCACCCTGGCTTTGGACAACGGCGTATCGGAGGGGCTGGCAACCATCCGCCGCGACCTTGTCGCACTGAATGGCGTTGTCGAGGGCGGTGCCACACGTCTGAAGGATCTGACACGCGCTGCGTCCGATCTACAGGTTGGCGCCGGCGTTGCCGAGCCGATTAACAAGAGTTCAATCGCACCCGCGGGTGGGCACGGTGACGGGTCAATCCCGGTCCCCTCTGATTCGCCGCGTTTAGATCCTGGCTTGTTTGCTCCGAGCCGCCCGGACCTGCTCATGGCGGCCAACCCCCTAATGTCCCTGTTTTCTTCTCCTGCGGCTCAACCCATCGCCGATGTTGAGCCGATGCCGGCAAATCGGCCTGGCATCACGTCGCCAGAGGGTCGGGCACTAGCGCCGGGGGTCCCGAGTTCCGTGCCGGTCACGAGCCAGCAATTGGGTCGAGGCGCGACGATCGCTGACTTCGCGCCGATCCACTATCCGGCGCAAATGCCGTCTCCCATGCCGACCCCTACCGCGCCTAGTGATGGATCTGGCCGCGACCTGTTCACGAATCCTGGCGGTGCACCGGCGCTATCCGCTATTGCTGACGCGGCTTCGCCGCCGTCACCACCGAAGCGGCCGAATATCTCGATAACATTAGGAGGGGAACCTCCCGCCTTGCGTCCGTCGCTGCAGCGGGTTGCCAGGTCGCGGATAGATCCCTCGCAAAGCGCTCGTGCACCACCGTACGATGCATCGGCCGGGGCACATCGCCCGAGTGGTGACACGACCTTGCCATCGGCGGTCCCGCCAGCGATGGAGCCGCAATCGGCCACATCGCAAGGCGACATTTACGTGGATGGCTTGCGGCTTGGACGATGGGTGACCGATCGCCTTGCTAAGGCAGCCGAACGGCCGCGGGCGGCTATGACTGGGTTCGATCCTCGTATGACCCCCACTTGGCCTGGTGCGCCGATCGGCGCCTGACGGGAGAAGCAGCGTAATGTCAAACGTCACGCTACTGCTTGGTCCCATTTCGTTCCAGGACTTCGAGGTTCCACCGAACATCAATATTGGGGGGGCCCAGCGCCTAGTCATTCATCGTCTGCCGGGTGGGACCCGGGTGATCGACGCGCTCGGCCGGGACGATATGGACATTTCGTTTTCAGGCACCTTCTCCGGTCGCAATGCTACACTTCGGGCCCGACTAATCGATGAAATGCGCGTGTCGGGTCTCCCTATGCCGCTTACTTGGGACGTATTCTTTTACTCCGTCATCGTCAAAAAATTTGAGGCGGATTATCGCTGCGGCTGGTGGATCCCCTATCACCTGACTTGCACGGTAGTGTGTGATGAAGCCAGTAGCGCGGTGGCGTCGGTGATATCGCTTGCGGATGACGCACTGTCTGACGTCACAACCGCGTCCACCTTCGCTATAGCCGCTGGGTTCGACCTATCGGACACGCAGAGTGCGGTTGGTATGCCAGACGCGGCCGTGAAGGGAACTGCTTCGTATTCCTCGACACTCGTTACGATTGCAATCGCTAGTGTACTCGTTGGGTCGGGTATTTCTCAGGCCGAAGTCGCTCTCGGAGCAGCTTCATGGCCCGTCGAAGGTCATGCGTCATCCGCAGCTGGTATTCTGAATGGCATCGTGGCGGCGGCTCAACGGATCAGCTCTCTGACAGTTGCTCAAGCCTACCTTGGCCGCGCTAGTATCAATCTAGAGAACGCGAGTACCTGACCGTGAGGACGATCACCGTAGCAGGGGGCAACCTGTTTCAAATCGCCGCCACTGAACTCGCCGATGCAACGCAGTGGATTCGGATCGCTCAACTTAACGACATATCGGACCCGATGTTGATCGGCGTGGTGACCCTGATTATCCCTGATATCGATCAGGCTGCGGGAGGAGGCGTTGCCGCTCAGTGACGCGCTATCCTCGCAGCGATCGCCGTTAGCGCGCATTATGGCGAATGGGGTCTTGGTACCGGGGCTGATAGAAGTTGAGGTCACTTGTAACAACCATTTTTCTGCTGACACGTTTTCTGCGTCTTTTGCATTGAACGTCGGCCTCCCCTTTGGGGGCGTTTTCTGGGCTTCGGAATCGGAAATTTCAATCCAAGTCCTATTTAGCCTGGATGCCACCTCGTTCGTCAGCCTTTTCACCGGCACTGTCGACACGGTTGCAATAAATGTCACGGGAGGATTGGTCCATGTTATGGGTCGCGATTTGTCGGCGCAGTTGATCGAAGCCCGCACTGAAGAGACCTTTTCCAATCGGACGTCGAGCGAGATCGCTTCATTGCTTGCGAATCGGCATGGCATGACTCCCAATGTGGTCCAAACCACAACCACGGTGGGCAGGTATTATCAGGATGAGCACGATCGTATAACGCTTGGTCAATTCAGCCGATCGACCACTGAATGGGATTTGTTGGTGTTCTTGGCTCTGCAAGAGGGTTACGATGTTTCCGTGAGCGGCACGGTCCTGAATTTTCTTCCATCGAACAACGCGACCCCGCCTTCATACTTGATTACGCCGGCCAATTGCATTGATTTGAGACTTGAGCGACGCCTACCTCTCGCGCGAGATATCGCGGTAACTGTCAAGAGCTGGAATTCCCGTCAGGGCAGTGCATTCGCCCAAACGGTAACCGGCGTGAATAACACAGATTCTAGTTCGAGTGGACCGTCTAACCTGCAGCAATACGTGTTTGTGAGCCCTAACCTAACTGCGGGCCAGGCCCTGAACTTCGCTCATCGGAAGCTGAATGATCTCACCATGCATGAACGAGTTGTAGAATGTACCGTGCCAGGCGATCTTTTACTGACTCCGATCGGCCAGCTGGTCCTGACCGGCACGGGCACTGAATTCGACCAAACATACTATATCGATCTTGTCGAGCGCCGCCTTAGCTTGAATGATGGATTTACCCAGCGAATAAAGGCGAAGGGTAGCAGCCCTCGATCAACGGCGAGCAATCAAACCGGCACTGCCAGTGCGACCGCGGCTAGTTGATGGAACGTCTCCTGAACATCATAAAAGGTCACGCGGAGGCTCTGGATTATGGAGGGGGCCAGCCGCGGTTTGGCGTGGTGAGCTCTGTGGATACCAATTCGGCGTGTGCACGAGTAACTCTGCAGCCCGAGGGAGTTCTAAGTGGTTGGTTGCCGATCTTATCCCCTTGGGTTGGCGCCGGCTGGGGTCTCGTTTGCCCGCCGTCACCGGGCGATCAAGTAATGGTGCTAGCGCAGGAGGGCAACGCTGAGCACGGGGTGATTATTGGTGTCGCATTTAGCACCGCCCAACTGCCTCCAGCCGCGCCAGTCGGGGAATTCTGGCTCGTGCACAGTTCCGGCAGCTTCGTCAAGCTTCAGAACGACGGTACCATTCGTATGGGTGGCGATCTTCATGTAAACGGGGACGTGTACGATAGCCATGGCCCCCTCTCGGGCCTTCGTGCGCATTACGATGGGCATACGCATGTCGACTCACGCGGCGGCACGACATCGGTTCCCAACGAACAGGACTGAAGCACGTGAACGACATCTTCCACGTCTGGGAAACTGACTTGACCACCAGCGCAACGGGAGATCTCGCACTCGTATCGGGATCGACTTTGGGCCAGCAAAGGGTAATGCGCCGCCTACTCACCAATCCCGGGGATTATATATGGCACACCGACTATGGGGCCGGATTGGCTAGTTTCGTCGGCACTCCTGCGAACGAGACGCAAATTACAGCGACGATACGGAGCCAAATATTCCGGGAGGCAGCCGTTGCGCGGACACCGGAACCTGTCGTCGATGTGCAGGTATCCCCGGCGGGAGCCTTGTCGGCGGTGTACGTTAATATTCGATACACCGATTCACTAAGCGGTGAGACGCAAATGCTGACATTCTCGGTAAGCAGCTGATCATGCAACTGTCGCTTCAAACGTTCACCTCCCTCGTCCAAAACATGGCTGCCGCGGTGCAGTCCGCGGCAATTCAGTTGCTGGACCTCACGACGGGTTCTACGCTGCGCGCAGTTCTGGAAGCCAATGCGTCCGTGGCGCTTTGGATGCAATGGTTGATTCTGCAGGTCTTGCAGATGACCAGGGCTGCCACCAGTGTTGGCACGGATCTCGATAGCTGGATGGCGGATATGTCGCTGAGCCGTCTTCCCGCTGTACCCGCAGTCGGATCGGTTACGTTTTCTCGCTATACCGCGACGGCTTCCTCGCTAGTACCCGCAGGAGCTTTGGTCCGGACTGGGGATGGGACGCTGACATTTGTCGTTACCGTCGATGGTACGAACTCAGTGTGGAACGTGGAACTTAATGGATACACGATCAGTCCTGGCGTGGGTTCTCTCACGGTTCCAATTGTTGCGCAGGTGCCCGGTAATGCTGGCAACGTCCTCGCGAACACGATTTCGCTGATAGCCACCGCAATGCCAGGTGTAGACCTGGTCACCAATCCGGCAGCGACCCAGAACGGTTTGGACGCGGAGTCCGATGCCGCCTTTCGCTTAGGGTTTCAGAACTATCTGCAGAGCCGTTCGCGAGCGACAATCAGTGCTGTGGGGTACGCGATCAGCAGTATTCAGCAGGGATTGGATTTCATAATAGCGGAAAACGTGGACCCGAGCGGTGCCAGTTGGGTTGGGAGCTTCGTTATTACGGTCGACGATGGTTCCGGCTATCCGCCATCGTCACTTCTTTCCACCGTATACACCAGCGTCGACGCCGTCCGGCCTATTGGTTCAATATTTTCTGTGCAACCGCCTAACGTTGTTCAGGCAAACGTCACGCTGACGTTATCGGTTGTCGCGACTGCTACGAGCTCCGCGGTTGTATCTACCGTTGCGTCGGCCATTGCGAGTTATATAAATTCGTTGACAATAGGGGCGTTGTTGCCGCTTACCCGTCTAGCACAGGTGGCCTATGATGCTAGCAGCGCGGTTATCAACGTCACGCAGCTGCAGGTAAATGGCGGCACGACAGATCTAGTTTCCGGAAGCACCGGAATTATCAAGGCTGGAACTGTGGCGGTGAACTGATATGATCGGTGACCAGACCGACTTCCAGAATCGACTGAGCGCCGTGCTGCCCGCGAGCTGGTTTCC